TACCCGCCGCTGCCGTAGAGCCGCCGATCGGCGTGCCGTCAATCGTGCCGCCGTTGATGTCGACAAAGTCATCCATGAAAATGACATTTGTGCCGTCAACATAAAGATGCGCTTTGCGACCACTTGAAACCGTGATGCCAGTGCCAGCAGAGGTCTTGACCGTAATGCTCTGAGATCCAGTCGTGTTGTTCTGGACGATGTACTGCTTTTGGATCGTCGGGACGACGAGCTCGCGCGTGGCCGTGAGGCTCAAGCTCGAGGTGACGTTTAGCACCAGCGCACGCGCGGCCTGCGCAGCGTTAGTGTCCGTATAGGTCAGCGTCAGGTTGGCATCCGACGTGTAATTCGGATTGCCGTAGCCGACGATGGCTTGCTCGAGCGCGGTGCCGAGATTGGTATTGGTGATCGTGCCCCAGGTGCCGGAGTTTTCGCCGGTCGCCTGTAACTCAATCTTTAGGTTTGTAGAGTACGTACTAGCCATAACATCTTTCCTCTAAGTAACCACCTGCGTCCACGTTACTGTATTGCCATCGTTGACTATGACCCAATTTTGTGTTTGCGAGTCGTCAACATTCTGCCAGTTAGGTGTTTGATTGTCATTAATCACGCTCCAGATGAGCACGGAGCCTACCTGACCCGTGGCCGAAACGCCGGTAAGTGTGACATCTGCATTAGAAGTAGTAGTAACCGAGCCTACCTGGCCGGTCGCAGAAACCCCAACAACAAATACATCTTGCTCTGTGATAACAGAGACAGTGCCCACAGGCGCGCTGGCGCTAACCCCCGTGAGGCTAATACTGGCCGTGCCTGTTGCTTGCACAAGGCCAACGGTGCTCGTTGCCTGTAGGCCTGTGACAAGAACATCGGTGCCTTCTTCAACGGTAACGGAACCGACCTGCCCCGTGCCAGCAACCCCCGTAAGCGAAACACTGCCGGTGCCTGTAATAGTTGCAGTGCCAACCGCACCCGCTGCCTGCACCCCCGTTAGAGAAACAGTTACATTAGCTACAACGGTGACAGAGCCAATAGAGGCTGTGGCTTCAAGCCCGGAAACTGGGACATTGGCTTCAGCGTTTACCGTGACAGTGCCAACAACGCCTGTGGCCGAAACGCCGACAGGACTGACATCTGCGGTGCCGGTGACTTGAACAGGGTTTACAGATCCTGTGGCCCCAAGACCTGTAACCGAAACATTCGCCCCTGCCGCGGCAGTGACCGTGCCTACCGTCCCAGTAGCTGAAACGCCTGTGAGGCTGACATTTGCATCAGCCGTCGTAGTAACGGAGCCGACTTGGCCGATCCCCGTCGGAAGTGCCGCGAGGCTTTCACCCCAAGGATCGTCCCCCCAGCCTACGCCAGAGGCATCCCATCCTTGGAAAGCAATAACAACATCGGCCACTTATCGCCTCAAGTTAGGCGATACGAATAATAGCGTTGGTCGAATCTGCCGTTGGAAAAATAATAGTGAACGTGCCGCTTGTTGAAGTCTTTGATCCACCAAAGTCCAACACGCACACCGTAGGATCCCCAGCCGCAGAATCGTTATAAATCAACGCTCCAAAAGCAGTGATCGTAGCACTTGTAAACGACAAATCTGCAAAATCCGTAAACGCGGTGGTGCTTGAACTTGTTGGAGTAACATTGGTTAATGCCCCTCCCCCCGCTGAATACGTGCCGGAGTTGGCTACCTCGTTAGTAGCTGTGTACGCCGTAGTCGCAGCCGTAAAAGACGCGCTATTGTCGTATAGGGCTAACTTAAAGGTGTTGCCAGTGCTTGTCGTAAAATTATGCACCGCCTTCATCAGCTCTACTTTGAAGCTGGTGCACATAAAGTTGCCTGTGAATGCCATCTTACTCTCCTAACAAATGAACCAGCTCTGAATGTCCCGCCTGACGAAGCCGATTAGCGATCGTTAGACGGTCCTGCTCAACGGCCTCCCTTAAATAGAAGGCGACCACATGCTCAACCTGCGCTTTAAATGCTCGCGCCTGCGCCTGAACAGTCGGATGCGACTGATCCCCGACGAAAATAATCTTGTCCGATGCCCGTTGCGCAAGTTCTTCGGTTGTCCACCCCCTGTTTTGGGTGGTAGCAACTGAAACACCGCTCATCACAATAGGCATTTCTACCGTAATCATGGACCAGGTGACTCCGATTTTAAAGGTACGCGGATCATACCATCGCGATACTCGTCACGGCGGCGGCGACCCTGCTGCTCGATGCCGAGGGCTTGGATAGATTGTTTGTAGGTGTTGTTAAAGTATTGAAGCATGTCAGGGGGGCCTTTAGTGTAGCTGTACGCCTGGAGTAAACAAGCATAAAGAAGCGCCTCTGGGGCATTAACACTTATCCAAGTTGTGGTGTTGGTCGACGAAAGCTGCGCTGGTCTATAGATATAACCAAGCTCGACAACAAAATTAGCGTTTGGAGTCGGCGCAACATAAAAAGTATCTTGATCCCATACAGAGTAATACCTTGGCACGCCCGTAGTGGCCCCATTAGGCCAGTACTCTTTCATAAAAGACGTATCGCGAAAGTCTAAAAAGATTTGATTGTTATCAGAAGTAATCATGATGTACCGATGCGTTAAAATATCGCTCGGTGCAGCCAGGAATTTATTTCCAGAGGTCATCGTGCCACTGACTTCAAGCTTAAACACGTCTAAATCAATGTCACGAAGGATTTGACTCTCTGCCATTGTAATAAACGTATTAATTACCGCGTTAGTAAACACGTTAGCGTCTACTTCAGTATAGTTACGAATATTTGTGACTAGTTCGTCGTATGTCATGACGTATTAACCGTAACAGAACCAACAACGCCTTGTGCAATAAGAGACTGCCCTACTATATAAGGACGCATGTCGTTGGTGTTTCGTGCTGAACCAAAACTCTGGAACGCAGAAAACCCAGGTGCCCCTACAAACACTGAAACGGGTTCAATGCGATCGGGTCGCGGATCTCTTAAAGCAATTGCATCGCTTGTATAACGAAGCGGCTCGAGTTGTGGTTCTTTTGGCTCGTAATCATCTGGGCAAACCATATAGCCTTGCCACTGTTTACGCAGGACTGTATACGGGTAACGCTGACCACAAAAGTCACACAGCGCGTAAGAAAACTTGCCAGTTGCGTAAGCCACTTAATACCCCATATCAGGCACAAATTGCACACTTGCTGTGTCTCGATCTTCGGATGCGGCCCGATTAAAATCTTCGTCATAAATCATTTTTAATGCCTGGGTGCGCTCAGGCGCAAACTTTAAAGAAAGTTGATAGGAAAGCCCCGAGACTAGGCAAGGCAAAAAACGGAAGTTAACGTCCGTGTCATTTGTGTATATACCAGCGTCTTGGATTCGACGAATTCGGTAGTACACAAAGGTGTAGGTCTTATCAGCCGCTGGATATAAAAAAACTTTTGGCGTGTTAGTGCGCTCTACATAAAACTGTGAAGGACGTGCTTCAGAAGCTTTGTCTGGCACATTTAAATAGTCTTCGCGGCTGATACGCTCAATGTAGGTGTCGGTGATTGTGCCTTGAATGTTTTGACGAATAACCGCCTCAAGCACATTAACCGTATCAGTCGGAAGATTAACCTCGTTATCGCCTTGGCTTAAAGAAAGAGTAGCTTTTTCAATAGTCCAGAGGTTTAAGCCCCTGTTAGCCCAATCCAGAAACAACAAACCGAGTGAGCGGCGCGCGGTGTTTAAGTGATAGCCACTCGTTGGTCGCATGCCGCAACGCTCAAATGATTCTTCAACCAAATCATCAATAGACAGGTTGAAGTTTGTAGTGCCAGAAGTAGCCATTTATCAACCGCAAGAACCGCCATCCCGAAACTTCTTAACCTTCTTCTTTTTAGACATGCCGCCTCCACGCATGGGCATAGGCATAGGCATACCACCACCACGCATACGCATTGGTTCGCCGCCATGCATCATGCCCATGGCCATTTCTTTATGCTGATTCATAGCGCCACCGCCACGCATCCTGACGACTTTAGGAGTTTTTTTACTAGGCTTAGAAACTACTTTGTTTCGTGGGCCACTGCTTACTGCACCACCACCACGAGTGGCTATACCCATTCCACGTCCGGCCATGTCACTACCCTCGCATTGCGCGACCACGCGCACTTTTACTGGTTTTTTTCATAGCACGTCCAAACTTGTCGGGCGTGCCCCCTTTTTTCGTTTTACCAACACCATCAGCAACAAAAAACGGAACTCGTTTACCGCCTTTTACTACCATCTTTAGTTTACTAGACATTTTTAAATCCTCGAGCCCCTGAGCTCATCAAGTTTAAACTCTAGACGATTGAATCTTTGATCAACGTGTGCAACAAATTTCTCAATCCGATCATCTACCTCTTTACGTGTAATGTGATCCCTTGCAATTTCTTCACGAGTCTTGTTTAACAAGATATTTAATCTAGCAATCTCATCAAACTTACCCTTTAACACAAAACCCATTCCTGTCATCACTGCTGACAAAATAATATTCCAGACCATGATCTCCATGTGTTAACACTTCCATCTTCTGCGTGCTTGTCGGATGCGGCTATTAGGATCCCTTGCCGCCTCTGGGTACATCCTCATCTGCCCGGCCGAACGCGCACAAAAAGATTTGCGGCGTTTAGCGCGAGCAGGGCCAGGGTTGCTTTCGGTAACTGCGGTTTGAAGTTTGCTACCAGGATTAGCGCGACGATAAGCCGCCACGCCTTGCTTGGTCATACCCGCACCTTGCTTAGTAGGACGAAAATTGCCACTTTTAACAGAAGTAGCGATACCCATGCCTTTTCGCACGGCACCCCCGCCTCGAAGAGCAACCCCCATCCCAGCACGTTTCACTAGGCTGGCGCTCCACCCACAAACAACACCATGACGCTCAGTACTTCTGCCGAAGACAACGTGGCATGCACGCCGTCCGTGGCCAAAATACCGTCGTCCGGGATGATGATGTCATAAGCACCGGCAGCGGCCGGAGTCTTAATTTCCATCACCGTCGTGCCACCAGATCCTCCCGTTTTTAGGGTGATCGCAGCAGCCGTCCCCGTGCAGGTGTAGTAGACGCCTTGAATACGCGTACGGCCATTCACCATGTCGCCCGTGGCAACCACGGTTTTGGCTTTGACGTCACTTGCGAAGCTCATTGCGAGCCTCCTATTAAGTTACTTTGACGACAACGACTTTGAAAGAACCAGAAGCCGGATCGATTGACGAACCCGTTACGTTAGCAGCACGTACCTTAACGGAGTTGGCGGCTGAAACATAACCAGTAATAACCAATCCAGATTCGATGGCGGCAGGGGGTCCTACCATCACAACGTCGTTGACGGCAGCACCAGTAACAGTGATGGCCGATGAGTCGGAAGTCGTATTAGCGGCGATCGCAGCAAAATTGATTGTAGAAGTAACGGTCAAAACACTAGTGACCGTGTTGCCAGTGCCGGCGACAAAACCGTTGGTAGAGGTTACCGGGCCACTGAAGGTTGTACTAGCCATTGAGCTATCCTCACATGCGAGTTAGGCACGTCTGTCTGCATGTCGTCAGCCGGACCTGTCAGACGTACCGGATTTTCCGGGAATTTAACTATACGTAAAACGATAACATAGAGAAAGGGGGCCACAAGGGCCCCCTTTCGTTTTTGCCTCTTAGGCGCCAGGCGATCCAAAGATGCCGCGCGGGTCGCTAAAGCCAAAGCTATAACGCTCGCGAGCCTTGTACCGCACGTTGCCGGTGTCGAAGTCACCCTCGAAACCAGTCTTGATGGCAACACGCTGGAACATCTTCATGCCGTTTGGAGCGTCCGTCTTGATGAAGTACGCATCCGGGTCAGTCAAGAAGTGGTTAATCGTGTAGCCCTGCGGCACCATGCCCATGTTCTTCACGGCGTTAATATCATTATCCGCAGTACTGACTCGAAGCGTCGACTTAAGGATACGATCAGCCGTAAACATAAGCTCCTTTGGAATGATCAGCTTCAACCCTTGAACAGCGATCTTCAGGCCACGCTCATCAGTGAACGCAGCAATATCGATCAACGACTGCTCAAGTGAGGTCTCTGACAGATCAGCAGCGGTGGCCAGCTCGTTTTTAAGATCTGGACCGGACAGAGTCGGATGATCGTCAGCGCAAAGAGGCTTACCGTCACCACCGACAGAAGTCGTAAACGCGCCATTAAGCACGTTTGCCGCCTTGATCTGCTTAGTTTGAGCCATAGAGCGGGCCAGCGCCTTAGTGTAACGCGCCGAGAGACGGTCGTAGAGGTTGTCCTCAACGGCCTCCTCGGTGAGCGAAAACGCTAGAGCGATGGTTTCGTGGGTGTAGCGCGCGGTGTAGACTTCCTGCGCCTGGTCGTAGGACACGCCAGCGCCTTCCGTCTTAACCGGAGCTTCACCAAAGCCCGATTCCATGACCTCTTCCTCGAACGCACGATCTGAGGTTTCAACCGAGTAGATCTCGGCATGCTCATTCTCGTAGTTCTTGTACTCAAGCCCGAACAAGGCGTTCAAGCCCGGCTCGAGTTCCTTTACTAATTGTGCACGTGAAATTGCCATGTGTAGTTACCCCTTACTGGCCAGCCACACCGGCACTGCCGTACAGGTGCTCGTTGATTTTGACAACCACGATGGTGTAGTTCTCGTCCAAGGCGTTGCCCGGAACGTCCCATTTGCCAATAAGCTTTAAATTCAACGCCGCCGTTGTAGCGATTGTTGAAGAATCCAAAGTCATATTGGACACCCCAGTAGTTGTTGAGCCCGTCGTGCTGGCAGTAACGTCGGCATTTTTGCCAAAATCTGCCTGCACAGCGTCCTCATCTCCCTGGATAATAAACAACTGACTCGGGTCGTCGATTACATCGGCAACAATCTTACCTTCAGTGATGTTGACGCTGCCCGGGTAGAAGTTCTTAAAGGTTGGCTTACTGCTCGTGGGGTCAATGTAAAAAACCCCATTAAGCACACCAACGGCCGCCGTATGGGTGGCCGGAGCAAATTTAACGATAAAACCATCTTTCAACGTAA